CGGAAAGACCACGATCGGACTCGTAAAGCGCGGGATCACCTTTGTAGGCTGCCGGATCTTCCCCGGCTACCGCAAGCCGACAAAGCAGAGCGTCAAAAAGATGAAGGCGCGTATGCGGTATATCGCCAAGGAGTACGAGGTGGGGCTGATTGACTTTGACGCAGTAGACGCTACCATGCAGAGCTACTTCGGTATGCTGAGCCACTGCTCCACCCACGGGCTCCAGAAGTGGATCACAAACAATATAGTTTTCAAACGAAAAGAACCGGCCGCGGAGGCCAAGGAGGTGAACCTATGGACATAACAGCGATCGTTATCGCCGCGAGCATACCCTCAGCCCTTACCGGCTTTTGCTTCTGGCTTATTGAAAGAAATATCAAAAAGCAGGACAAAAAGCGAGAGTCTGAGGAAGCCGCCAGACGTGAGGACGAAGAAAGACGCGAAAACCTCAGACAACAGCAAGAAGTTTTTCTTGTTCAGGGTGTAAACGCTTCGATCGCACTGGGAGAGGCGACCGCCAGAGCGGTGCAGAGGATCCCGGACGCGCACTGCAACGGGGACATGCACGCGGCGCTTGAGTATGCAGCAAAAGTCAAACATGCGCAAAAGGATTTTCTGACAAAACAGGGGATCAATTCTATTTACGAATAGGAGGCGAGGAACATGTGCGAAGAATACACAGAACCCGCCGAAGCAACCGGATCCGCTCCTGATCCACAGATCCAGCAGCTCGCTGAGGAAAACAGAAAACTCAGAGAACAGATCCAGCAAATGCGGGCCGCTGCTGCAGCAAAAAAGAAAGTTGAGTTTTCAAAGCTCATTTTTTTGGGTGTAAGTATCGCCACCATAGCGATCACCGTCTTTTCCTGCCGCATGATCTGGATCACCATGGACACCTCCGTGCTGGCCTACCTGATCCCGGCGGTATTTGCGGAAATGGCCTCGGCGACCGGTTTCTATTACACCAAGGCAAAGGCAGAAAACAAGATCAAGCTCATGGCTCTGAATGGCGTCAAACCGGAGCCGTCGAACTTTGAAACCTATTGACGGAAGGAGGAACACATGGGACTGACAGGAAAAAACAACGAGGAAAAGGCGTGGAACTTCCTCAAAAGCAAGATCGCGAACGACTTCGGCGTCGCTGGCCTTATGGGGAACTTATACGCCGAGAGCGGGATCAGCCCGCAGAACCTCCAGAACTCCTACGAGAAAAAGCTCGGTTTCGCGGACGCCACATACACCGCAGCCGTAGACTCAGGGAGCTATGCCAATTTTGTGCATGACTCTGCGGGCTACGGCGTTGCACAGTGGACGTTCTGGAGCCGGAAGGAGGCGCTGCTCAACTATGTGAAGGCGCTCGGCGCTTCGATCGGGGATCTGGAGGCACAGCTCGGCTTTTTGTACAAAGAGCTGAGCGAAAGCTACCCCTCCGTACTGGCTGCGCTAAAAACAGCCACCAGCGTGAGGGCTGCAAGTGACAAGGTACTGACCGACTTTGAAAGACCGGCCGATCAGTCCGAAACGGTAAAAATCAAACGGGCGAGCTACGGGCAAACGTATTATGACAAATACGCGAAAGCCGTAGCTTCCACGCCCTCAGAAGGAGGCAACAATATGAGTAATAGTCCATTGGTAAACTGTACCGTAAAAAGCCCGAACCATAGCGGGAAACGTACACACAGCATTGACACACTGACGCCCCACTGCGTTGTGGGGCAGCTCACAGCGGAAGGGATCGGCTCCTGCTTCCCGGCGGGGCGCGAAGCGAGTTGTAACTACGGGATCGGCAAGGACGGCCGCGTCGTCCTCGTAGTAGACGAGTGTAACCGGAGCTGGTGCAGCTCCAGCAACTCCAACGACCAGCGGGCCGTAACGATCGAGTGCGCCAGCGACAAAACAGATCCTTACGCTATGAACTCGGCCGTTTACGAAAAGCTGATCGAGCTCTGCGCGGACATCTGCAAGAGAAACGGGAAAAACAAGGTTTTGTGGCTGGGTAGCAAAGAGAAAACTCTCGCATACACGCCAAAAAGCAACGAAATGGTGCTGACCGCGCACCGGTGGTTTGCAAATAAGAGCTGCCCCGGTGACTGGCTCTACTCCCGCTATGGCGAGCTTGCCGACAGGATCAACGCTCTGCTGGGGACGGGAGGCAGCTCCGGATCCGGCGGCGGATCCACTGGCGGCAGCTCCAGCTCCGGATCCGTTCTTTACTATGTCCAGAGCGGCGCGTACTCACAGAAAGCAAATGCCGACGCTCAGGCGGCGAGACTCAAAGCGGCTGGCTTCGAGGTGCTCATAAAGAAAGTCGGAAATCTTTACAAGGTGCAGACCGGGGCGTATTCCAAAAAGGCAAATGCTGACGCTCAGGTATCTAAGCTCAAAACGAAAGGCTTCGACGCCTTTGTGACAACCAACGGCGGCGGCACCACGGCTTCCGGCGATACCCCCAAGAAATCCAACACAGAGATCGCCAAAGAGGTGATCGCAGGTAAGTGGGGAAACGGAGCGGATCGCAAGAAACGCCTCGAAGCGGCCGGGTATAACTACGCAGCCGTTCAGAAAATTGTCAACAGTATGCTTTAATATCAAAGGAGGAACTCGAACATGGAAATGTTAGAACAGATCGCAGACGCTTTTGTACCGATCCTCTGCCTGCTTATCACGGCTGGCGGCGGCTATCTGGTGGCACTCCTGCGCCGCCAGACTCAGCAGATCGAGGAAGAACTGGACAACGAAACCGCTTCAAAGTACATTGATCTGGCAACGGACGCCGTGGAGCAGGCCGTGACATATACGGCCCAGACCTTTGTTGACGCCCTGAAAGCGGAGGGTGCTTTTACGAAAGAGAAGCAGCTGGAAGCATTTCAGAAGGCGCGTGACAAGGCGCTGGAGATCCTCGGAGACACCACGGTGAAGGCTCTGGGGGAAATCTACGGCGACTTCGACGCATGGCTGGACACCAAGATCGAGCAGGTATGCCGGGACATTAAAGTGCCGGAGGTTGAAAAGGCAGCCACTACCACAGCGGCAGCGACGGCGGCAAGCGTAGCGAGCACGATCGCCACCACGGCAGTGCAGCAGATTGCAGCCGAAGCGGCACCGGCAAACGATCCGGTAGAAACCGAAGAAAAAACGGAATAAGAGCGGGGGAAACCCGCACAACGAGAAAACCCGGCGGGAGAAATCCTGCCGGGCATTTTTTCTATTATTCAACAGTCTGGCCGATAGCTTCGAGCGACTCCCGGATCTGGCTGAGGTTTTCCTGCGTGGCATCGTCCTCCACGCTCTCAGCTCCCCGGTAAACATATTTAACGGCCTGCTCCAAGTCCATGCCAAGCTCCGCATAATCCCTCGCGGCCTCGTCGTTTTGGTAGGCGTATTCAAGCCAGTAACCGTAAGAAATGGCCCGCTCCATTGTTTCGTTATCTGCGTAAAAATCAGGATAATGCTCTACAATGAAGGTCACGGCCTCGTCTCGTTTCGCGTCTGAAACTCCGTTTTCCTCAATATCCTGCTTTGCAGCCAAGGCCAGAGCGTCAACCTTTGCGCTTGTGTTTGCTTCCGGCTCCGCTTTGGCTTCCGTTTCACTCACTGCCTCAGTGGCAGGATCCTGAGTCTCCGGGGCCTCTGAGGTAGCCTGCGTTCCCGTAGTCTGCGGCTGCTGCGTTTCGGTATTCCCTCCGACCGCCGCTGCAATCAAAACGACCGCTACAACCGCAATAATGATCCACTTCTTTTTGCCCCGTGGGGCCTCTGCTTGCTTCTGATCTGCGTCCTTTTTCCGCATAATGTTTTTACCTCCTGCACATGCTCGAAATTAGCGTTTTTTCGCCTTTAGTCATGTTTGGGATAATTATAACGGGCGAAGCATGGTAATGTCAATATGCGTTCTACCTATCTTTGGCATAAGAAGGAGGCACTGAAAAAGTGAAAATTTACAAGCACAAAGACGGCAGGTGCAACGCTTCGGGGCCTCAAATAAAGGCGCTGCGCGAGGCTGCGGGACTCTCTCAGGAGCAGCTCGCGGCCAAGGTACAGCTTGCCGGACTAAACTTGAACCAGAAAGCGATCAGCAGGATAGAAACCGGCGATCGAGTAGTCCCTGACTACGAACTTATATTTTTCTCTGAGGCGCTGGGCCTACCGATTGAGCAGCTACTCGGCGCGGAAGAATGAGGGCGGGAAACCGCCCTATTTTCTTGTGAAAAAATGCAAAAAGCAGGGAAATGAGCTTGACTATATACATCTTTAGATGTATAATAAAAGCACAAGGTAAGGGAAAACCTGAGTAATCAGAAAGGAGGAACAAAAACACAGAAAGGAGGCGAACCGGTGGACGATAAAGAAAAGCAAACAAAAGAACTGCTCGAAGTTCTTAAAAAGGCTTTAGAAAGTGAAGCGGTGGAACGGATCACAATAACCATAAAGCCAAACAAGAAACCCAAGCAGTCCTAAAGCTCCGGCGGTGGGAAATTCCCACCCACCGCCTTTATTATATCCACCGCCACCTAACAAGTCAAGAAGGAGGCCAGATATGGAAATCACGGTAAAGATCGAAAAGAGAAACGACAACCTCAAAGAACGCAGGCAGGCCGCCGGACTCTCCCAGTCCCAGCTCGCAAAGCTGGCCGGTGTAGGCGTCCGCGTCTACCAAAACTACGAGCAGGGAGTCCGGGACGTAAGCAAGGCGCAGCTTTCCACGTTGCTAAGGATCTGCAAGGCTCTGAACTGTAAACTCTCGGACATTGTAACCGACGAGGAAACCGCGGAGCTTTTGAGGGAATACGAACAATAACACCAAGGAACAAGTGGAGGGGCGGCTACGGCTGCCCCTTCTTTTTTTATGCGGAGGGATATATAATGGCACGGCGTTTCAAGCATTTGACAAAAACTGATCGGCTGCGTATGGAGCAGCAGCTCAAGGACGGAAAAGGGGCGAAAGAGATCGCCGAAAATCTCGGCGTCCACATCTCCACCATATACCGGGAGAAAAAACGCGGACAGTATGAGCACCGCAATAGTGACTGGACGACGGAGATCCGATACAGCCCAGACATAGCCCACGATCGGTACCGGGAGAACCTGAAAGCCAAGGGGCCGGAGCTGAAACTGGGGAAGGATCGCAAGCTCGCCGAATATATCGAGCACAAGATCGCCGACGAGCAATACAGCCCCGCGGCGGTGCTGGGAAGGATCAAGGCGAAGGGCTTAAAATTCAACACTACGATCTCAGTAAACACTCTTTACAGCTACATAGAAAAAGGCGTATTTCTCCGGATCACAAACAAAGATCTCCCGGTAAAAGGAAGCCGTAAACGAGAATACCGGCATACAAAAGCTCAGTCCAGAGCGCCAAAAGGCGAAAGCATAGAGAAACGCCCGGAAGAAATCAATAACCGGGAAACCTTCGGCCACTGGGAAATGGACTGCGTGGAAAGCGCCAAGGGCTGCACCACAACGCTGCTCGTATTAACCGAGCGGCTCAGTCGCCGGGAAATCACACGGAGAATGGAAGCGAAGAAAGCGGAGAATGTCGTGGCCGAGCTGGACGCTCTGGAAAAGAGATACGGCGAGCTTTTCCCTCTAATTTTCAAGAGCATAACGGTAGACAATGGATCGGAGTTTGCGAACTGCGAAGGAATGGAACGGAGCAGCCTCCGCGAAGGCGAGAAAAGGACGAAGTTATACTACTGTCACCCGTATAGTGCATACGAACGCGGCAGCAACGAAAACCAGAACAAGCTCGTGCGCCGCCACGCCCCGAAGGGATCGAGCTTTGAGGACATGACGGACGAGCGGGCCGACTATATAGAAGGCTGGATGAATGACTACCCCCGGAAAATGTTCAACTGGCACACCCCGGAGGAAGTATTTCAAGCAGAAATAAAGGCCCTCAGCGGGGCCTTATAAAATATTTTTGACTTTTTTCGCATTTACTCTTGACATTTACCCGCAATCCAGGCGATTTTACGGTCGAAAATCATAAGAATTTCTAAAATCGGAGCCCCAGCCTTTTTTTTACCAGACAAGTATGGTAAAATGAGATTTACA